GATTCAATAATTTCAGTACTATCTTCTAATACTTGTAATTGATCTCTAGTTTCTATTAATTCAATAGTCATTTGTTTCTACCATTTTTTACATTTAAATAACCTATTACTAAAGGTTTATCATTGCCAGCTATCGTTTTTACTACGCTGTAATATGCTTTATCAGGTAATATCGCCGTCTGTCCTTTCGTTAAAGAAATATTAAATCTACCATCTGCTGCATCAATAATAGTAATTGTCAGGTCTGAATATTTTTTTGACTCTTCATCATTCCAAACTTGCCCAGTTATAGTACTACCACTTAAATTATTAGGATTACCAGCATTATCTTTACTTCTAAATTTCCTAGTAAAAGTTAAATTTCTAAAAACTTCTGGATTTAACTCTGGTGGTAATGCCATTATAGTTTTCTTTTTATTATAACTGCTACGTAGCAACAGTAAAGAAATTTTTTAAAAAAACTAAGAATAAGGTGAAGTTCCAAGAATGTCAGTTTTCCATTGTGCTTTCAGTGCTGCTGTATCTGAAGCTGCTGCAATACCAGAATCAGCAGGTGCATCTCTTAATGCTACTTTTTTAGCAACAATATCTGTTGTTGAAGCACTTGTTTCTTGTGCCTTTTGAAATTCAACATCAAGTTCTGCAAGTTTTGCGGTTCTTGCTGCTCTGATATTCCCTTTGTGAATTTCTCTGGCTTTCGCCATATCAACACCAAATCCCATAATTTACTCCGTATAAGTCCAAGCATTTCTGAAACTCCTATCAGTAGGAATTACAGACTTATCTACAATATACGATGTTTTTCCTGTTGGTACATCTTTATCTCTTATTTGTTCAACAGTTAAACCACAATTATCTGTTGGAATAACGATTGCAACACCACCATCATCTGTAGTGTATATTATACGTTTATCAGAATTAGCCATAAGTTTTTTTTCTTTTAGTATATCAAATAATTATTAATCGCCAAAAATAACATAGTTATAATTAGTCTCCTAAAACACCAAAAAACACATCTCTATTATCTCCAAAAACATTAGAACTTGTAGATCCTACGTTAATACGGCAGGCATTAGCAGTCATGGTTGTTGGGCCTCCAGCCGCAGTACCTCTTATCACAGTAGTTCTTTGACACCCTGCCGTTCCTTCCGCCAAAGTTGAAATTACTGGACAATAGTTTGCATTTGATAATGAACTACTAAAATTAATAGTGTAATCACCAGTACCATTATCTGTCACTGATGAAACATTAAATGCGTTACGAATACCTCCATTTCCTTCTGTGTAAGGAGATGTGGCAAATGTGCCATCAAAATTAACCCAAGCTTTTGCACGACCTTGTGCTACCTGTTCAGGTGTTGAATTATTAGCACCGTTTATATCTTGTAAGTTGTTGACTTTGAGTGTTGACATAATTAATCTCCAAAAACAACAGCGGTTATAACTGATCTATCTTCAGCATCACCATTTACATTAGCCAATCTAACCTTAAAAGCACTTACTGTATAATCATTAGCAGCCGTACCACTAAAAGCAAATCTACCAGCATTTGCCATCGCTACATAATTTATATTTGACATATTATTTGTAAAACTACAAAGATAATTTCCTGTGCCATTATCTGTTATTGAACTGATATTAAAGCTACCATAAGCAGAAGATATTGATACAGTCCCTGTTCCATTAAAACGTACCCATGCTTTTGCACTTCCTGATTGGAATGGTGCTAAAAGATCAGTTCCTCCAATATTTTGTATAGTGTTTACTTTTAGTGTTGACATAATTTAAAAAATAGCTACACAAAGTCTTGAATCATCTGCTCTGTTACTGCTGCTTTCATCTCTGAAAACTCCTAACCTTATACTTGTAGTAGTTGGTGCGTGTTGATAAGTAGAAACGTGGCAATGATGTGTATTGACAGGCCCAGAATGACCTATGGTGTAAGCATAATTTGCATCAGGTAAAGCATTTTCAAAAGTAAAAATATAATCTCCTACACCTTTATCAGTTATAGAACTAACATTAAAATCTGAAGTTATACTTGCTGTACCTGTTCCGTTTATACGACAAAATGCTCTAACATATCTACCAACTTCTGTACCAGCACTATTTTTAACAACAGGTAATGTACTTGTTGATAAACTTTGTATATTAGCAACATTAAGAGTACTCATTTAAACAACACTCCAAGTTTCACCTGATCCAACAGTAACTGTTACACCTGAGTTTATCGTAATTGGTCCAAAACTACCAGCGTTTTTACCATTTGTTATTGCGTAACTTGTTGTTATTGCTTGATCGTTTTCCCAAAAAACTTGGTTAGTTCCACCACCAGTTGCACCACCTGCAACACCCCAACTTAGCGTTCCAGAAGTGTCTGTAGAAATTAAAGCATAGCCAGCAACAGCAGGGTTTGCAGTTGGCAAGGTAAGAGTTAAATTTGCAGCTAACGCACTGGGAGATTTTACAGCCACATAGTTTGTTCCATTACCTGTCTGTTCACTAAATCTAATTTCTTTTTGATTATTAACTGTTAAACCATTTTGATCTAGAAAAGATATTTCAGCTTGGTTTGCAACAAGACCTATTTGGTTTGTTCCTTTCTTGTAGAATCCTGTTCCAGTATCACCAAAGTGAAAAGATGGTGCGGATGTAGAACCAGTAGATGTTCCCAATACACCTGTCATTACTCCACCAGCTTTAAGAAGTAATCCAAGATTTGTTTGTGCAACATCTCCTATCTCTACAAAATCATCATTTGCTTTATTTCTTATTTTTAATATCTGTGATGTATTGCTAACTTCATTAACGTGTAACTGATATGCAGCAACACCAACTGTTGGATCACTACTGCCAGACTGTAGACTTCTTAACGCATCAATAACTTGTTGCAGTTTTGTTCTTACCTGCAAACCAGTACCATTATCTACGGTAAATCCTGTTCCTCCAGTTGTATCTACTCTTGCCATTTAGTCAGCCCTCTTCATGCGTAGTAATAGTGAGTTTTAACAATACATTAAGCACCTTTACCATATCCTAACGCTTGAAATGAAAATTTCACATCAATAGGTGAATCTGATGAATTTTTAAATACTATTGTAAATCCTGTACCAGATACATTACTTAATACAAAGTAATCTCCAGAATCAAGATTATAAGGTGAAATACCAATTACAGGTAAAAAAGTAGTATTTGATCCACCTATATCACTTGTTCCTGTAAAAAATCTATTAGCAAAAACTATATCAACACCACTAGCAGAAGTACCAGATTGTATTGGTGTACTTATAACATTCCCTGATGAGATGTATTTATTTTCTACTCTTGAAGGCAAAGAAGCATCAAATCCTAATTCTAAAAACTTTATATTTTCATTTGTATCTACAGAAATAAGATTACTTTTAAATTTAAAATATCTAGCTACAAAAGATCCATTTCTTAAATTAATAAAACTTGTATAAGTTGAATTATCATTTGATGTTTGTACTGTTAATCTACCCTTTAATCTATCAACAGCAGCACCGTCAAAATTTACCCTTGCATCTAAATCAGGAATAGAATCAAATTGATCTGATATATTAAATCCTTCACTTTTTATATGTCTTTTTAATCTTAAGTTTTGATAAACAGCACCTAGATCAAAAGTATTTGCAAAATCATAAGTACCAGTTAAATTATTGGCTGGATTTGTAAGTTGTAACGCACCAGAAACAACACTTAAATTAGTTTTTGTGCCACTAAAAGCTGTCTGTTCTCTTTGTTGTTTTATAACAAGTTCATCTTCTGTTTCTGGCAATGCAAATTCTACCTTTGCTTCGTTTGCTGATAAATTACTTGCTAAATCTTCAAACTTAATACTGTAAGTACCAGCTAACGCAGGCACAACAACTTCTGTTGTATTACCATTACTTGTATCAAGATCAATAGAATTACTAAAAGTAGTAGTTGCTAGTGATGTTGTGGAATGTCTGATCAAACATCTACCACCAAATATCACATCTTTTGCTAAAGCCAAATCCCAACTTAATCTAACTTGATAATTATTGATAGGTTCTATCTCTAAATTTGTAGGTTGTTCTGGTAGTGCAGATAAAGCATTTACAGCAATATTAGCTTCTGTTGGTGTGTTTGACCTTTGACCTAAAGAGTTAACAGTAAAAAGCCGTATATCATACGATCCAGCTTCAAATTCTGTCTGTACAATTTCAAATGTTGTTTCTTGTGTATTAACAAGGGTGAAATTATCTCCATCTCTTCGATACTGCAATGTATAACCAGAAGCACCCTCTACTGCTTGCCAATCAATAAATACTTTTGGTACTGCTCTGTTATTAATAACAACAATTTTTTCTTCAAGAGTTAAACCTGATGGCGGTGATAATATTGCAGTCAGTAAATTTATTGTTCTTGATGGTAATTGCTCACCATCTTCTACTGCTGCATATTTATCTTGATTATGACTTAAAGCAGTGATAGCATAAGTTTTTTTAGCTGTTTCTTTTATATTTATTACTCGCCAATTAGTAACGAGTAAACTAGCCGATTCAAAGATATAAGGACTATTAACAACAGGTGCAGAAGAAAAAGCACTGGAAACATTAACAACAGTTTGATCTGCAGAATAGCCAGATATTGTTTTAGTTTCTACTGTTCCATTACTAAGTAAACAACTAATAGTAGGTGAATCACTAATATCGGGTTGATTTGTTCCATCTACATTATCAATAGTTATTTGATCTATATTTGAGTTACCTTGACTTGAGCTAACTGCTTTTACTACACCTCCTCTTCTTGTTGCTGCTTTAACTCTATCTGCAATACCAATAATACTACCTATTTGGACAACAGAACCAGCAGCAATGTTAGTTTCAAAAACACAAGTTTCAGTAGCAGTTTGTTGTGTATTCAAAAACCATTTACCAACTCTTTGTGCCTGACCTCTTGAGGTCGTTCCAAATGTTCTAATCGTATTTATATGTTCACCGTACTTTGCTATTGCTGCTGTATCTTTAACAGTTACATAATCTAATTGTTGAGTTCCTAAATCAAAATAACTAATATTTATAATAGTAAATCTTGTTTTTAAAGAACTGCCACTATAAACAAAATTACCATCTACAACATTTGCATTATTAAATACGTAATCAAAAGATACTGTGCTTGGGTTAGCAAAATCTTTTGGCGCGTCTTGTGATATTTTTATTGTACCTTCTGAATAAAACGGCATTGCTCTCATCACAGAACAAATATCGTTAATAACTTTTAGTGCTTCTTGTTGTGTTCTTATATTTACATTTAAAGAAAACCTAGGTTCCTGACCACCTTGCCCATCATCAACTAACTCACCACAATATTCACTTGCTTTTTGAAAGACAAATTTATCTAATGATGATTCTGGCAATCCACAACCATACTGTAAATTCTCTTCAATTTCATTATTATTATTTCTTGTAATTCTATCTTCGTGCGAAATAAGAAGATCATAAAGTATCCATGCAGGGTCACTTGTCCACTCTTTTACAATATTATTATTGTTATCTTTTTTAAAAGATCCATTAAACGTACCACTATAAGTAAGCCTACCTGTTGCACGTTCTACTGTTGCATTATGTGGGATTTTTATCTTTTTACCTCTTACACGTAAAACTCTTGAGGGCAGTGATGGAAATTCCTCTGCACTAAAGCGTAATGAGGTATAAGCAACGTGTGGATAGTTATTTGATTCTTCAATAATTTCTGTAACACCACTTAAACGCATAAAATTTAAAGTATTAGCATCACCTTCATCATTAGTTCTAGTTAAAGTTACTGTTATTGGAAAAAAAGCACCTGATTGTCCTATAGCTGTTGTGTTATAACCAGTGACATCAGATAGCCTTATACCATAATCACGACTATAAGATGATGTACTTTTACCTCGTACAGTATCAGTAATAACAGTCTGTTCAGATCCATTATTAGGATTAATTTTTATTTGTACATTTACACTTGTTGATTTTCTATCCCCAGAGCTAGTATCTATTCTAAAAAATTGATCGAACTTAACTCTAACTCTTACTTTATCTACATTTACATTATTAAGAGTTACAGATCGTGTTATAACTGAACCACCTGCTTGAAATCTAACAAGTTCTCCAATATCACCATGTTGTAATTTTTGTAATTCAATAGATTGTATCTCTGCTGCTGGTAATATTGCATTGTTAGCAGTGCCTTGTTGAAACTGAAAATCAACACTGTCATAATTAAAATCAGATGTTGCTGGACTATTTACATTTGCATCACTAGCTAAAACTGGTTGATTATTTAAAAATAAATCTTTTAAAAACGCATTTTTGTATGCTGCAGATGTTTTATCTGTAATATTATCTTTATGTGCTGTTGCACTTAGTTCTATTTCTCCTTCACTTAAAATATCAACAAGAGTAATAAAATCTATTGACTTTAAACTCCCAGAAGGAAGTTTTGCATTTTGTTGATAAGCTAAACTATTATTTTTACTAATAATATTATAAATTGAACTCATTAATTATTCACCACCTGTAAAGTATCTACATTTGCACTAATAGTATTTGTTCCAATTAAAGTTTCTCCATAAACAATATTTATTGGTACGCCTTGTTTTGAAATATTAGTCGTTCCATCAAAAGTAAAACTAGGGTCTTGTTCATCCGCACCGCCAAATGTAGGTGGTGTAGGTGGTGGAAATAATAAATCAGAAACTCCCTGTAAAAGTAAAGATGCACCTATTGCTGTAAAAGCTGCTTGAACTTTTACACCTACAGTTAAACCTAATACGGTTGCTCCTCCTCCAAGAGCAACAGCAGCTACACCCAAACCAATTTTAAAAAGCCTTCCTAATCTTATTTCACCATGTACAACTGGAATTATTTTTATATCACTTTCTGTCTGCAAGTCTAATAAATCCTCTGTAATTCTTACTTTACCTGCCATTACACAATATTCTTGTGTTTTTATATGGTCTGCTACTCCATCAAAATTATTTACTAAAAAACTAAAAGCTTGTCTAGGACTTGCTACATCTATTTCAAATGTAGATTGCCCTATAAACTTTCTTAACCGACCATAAATAGTTAATTTAATCATCTACTTCTGCTGGATCTAGTTTAATAATAGATCGTGTCTTTGGATCTACAAGATAAAAAGGCAAATCATTATACTTACAACTAATTTTATCAGCATGACTAAATTCCAACAATCCATCAGGATGACTATGAACAATACCTAAAACCTCACCTTGATCTTCACCATCTGCCCAAGATATAGGATCAATAACAAATGATTCTTCTTTATAAGCTTTTGATATATTTTTACATTTCCAATAAATCTGCTTACCATCTATATCTAAAACAAGGCCACAACATTCTTCTGGGTAACACTCTGTAGCGTGTTTATATGCTTCTGTAGCCCATTCATTGCAAGTCATTAGATAAACGTACCAGCAGCAGGGAACAAGTCTCTAGTGACTATTCTGGCAGGTATTTTTTTATTCTGCATATCTAATTCACCAACTAATTCAAACTGTACAACTTGCCTATTTTCAACAGCTTTTCTATCTATATAGTAAATTCGGTCTTGTAATCTATCTGTGCTAGGAATACCAAACGGATTATCACCAACAAAATTTTCATTATCTAAAGATGAAGCTAATGGTAAAAGTCTTGTCACTTTTGCATTTAAAAGATCATTTTTAGCAGTAACTTTATTAACAACATTTAAAAAATCACTCATAGTCATAACTGTTGTATCTTTTGTAATACCACCTAAATTACTAAAGGTGAGAGTAGGTCTTGGAATTGTACCTTTACTTGTATCTTCAAAACCCTCTGCTTTAACTGCCACTCTTTGGTAGCTATTTCCATTAAAAATAATCTGCCCAAAATTATTTAAATTTGCACCAGCATGAAATCTAAATACAGTATCTAAATTATTAGGATTTCCAGATGGTATATGTAAACCAACAGTAAGTTCAAGTTCATATAACTCAATAACGGAACTTGGATTAATTTTGTTTAATTCAGAAAAAGGTATTGCCATTATGGTTCAAATACTTCTCTAAAAACTACAGTTACAGTTGCAAGATTAGAATAATTTATAGTTTTTCTGTAATTTGAATCAATTACAAAATTACCTACTACATCATTTGGTGGTGTGTAAACAAAACTATCTGCATTAATAGCTCTTAAATTTAAAAAGTTTATTAAACTATCACTTTCAGATTCAGTTATATTAGTAAATTCTAAATCAATAGTTCTAAAATTTTGATTTAAACCCTCCGTTAACCTTTGTTCAAAACCATCTCCAAATTGTATAGTATTAATTTTTGGATTATATTCTATTTTTATACCATAATTAGGACTTAAATTAACATCAGTATTAAAATTTGCCATTAAGTTAATAATTT